GTCCAGGCTTCTTGGGTTCAGAAATCTGAAACCAAAGTCCGGTATGGTGCAAGTACTCCATATGGGTTTGGCCTGTCTTGGAACTAATTAAGTCCAAGACAATTAGCGATCCTAGCGGCTCTGAAGATATCGAGGCCTTGAAGCTTTGCTTCAACCGTCTCTTCATCTATTATCCGTGTGGATCTATCTACCTATTGTTTAAACCAAGGTTCGGTTCCCTGGAAAGAATCGGATCTACAGTAGGATAACTCCGTTAACTTTAGGAGGTCAACTACATATGTTTTCCGATCCACAGACTGTCACAGTCAATGCTGTCGCTAAGGTCATGCCGAGAGTTGAGTCAGTTGGAAAGAAATCCATCTACCAAACGGCAGATGGTCTTTTCACTCTGACTATCTCGCACATCACGTCCGGAGATCGAATTCGATCTATGGTTCGTGTAGACCAGAAGGCAATTGTGACAAACCCGTTGGATTCAACCAACGATTATGACACTTTGTCTTTCTACTCTGTCATTGATAGACCCGTTTACGGGTTTACCACTGCTCAGGTAGAACAGCTTGCAACCGGCTTTCAAGCTTGGTTGAATACTGCTGCAGTCGATAAGGTTATAGGGGCAGAGTCTTAACTCAAGCCTACATCTTATCTTCTGTTTTTCAGCGTGTGTGAACAGTTTGCCGTTCACCATGTGGTGTTCGGTAGGCAGACGTACGTAGCTTGATGCTGACCCCCAGTTTTGGAGGCTGCATGAAAAGCAACGTAAGTGACCAATTGAAGTTCATGCACAACATCTATATAGATGCCTGCATGAAATGTATCGCTGATGTCTCTGATATGCGTGATCTTGAAACTATAGGATCACGGGTCGAAAAGGAAGGTTTGTCGTTTTTGACGATTACCCTTCCCCAATTCTGCTATGACTTCGAAAGAAGCTTAGCTATTGGAGAAATAGACTCAACAGCATTTCGGAGTTTCCGAAAGTCTGGGTCAATCCCTGCATTTTTGCAAGGTATGACCAGTCTTATTTTCGACCGAGAGACAGGGAGGTTATGCAATGAAAAAGACCGAAGAACAGATACCTCAACATTGGTTGGATGCATTCGACAAATATGTCGAGCATTCAGCAAAGTTGAGGTTGGATGTACCCCCGCAAGGGAGTCATCCGCCTTCGATAATTACACTGCAATCGAGCAGTCTTTTGATTCGTTTTCTTTGCCGACGGCAGCGCACATTGAGTTTACTCGTGTGGCTGCTGTGTTATGGGGTCCTATGGTTAGCTCAATTGAGCTTAACCAGTGTACTCCGCAACACGGACCCGGCGCTACTGCAGAACGTATTTCCGGAAACGCGAAATACTCCTGGAGTCGCTGGCATGATCGTCTGGAGCCTTATTTCCCTCTCATTGACAACGGGTACCCTCTTGGGTGTCCGAGCGATGGTGAGGAGCTCCAAATGGTATCGATCATTCCAGAGTTACTTGAATCGCCCGTAAGGGTGATTTCAGTACCTAAAACGCTCAAAAGTCCCAGAATCATAGCAATTGAGCCTTGTTGCCAACAATTTGTGCAACAAGGGATTCGAAATGCTCTTTACAGAGCTATTGAGTCTAACTGGCTGTCGTCTGGTCATGTGAATTTCACTGATCAATCGATTAACCAACAGCTCGCTATGAGTTCGTCATTAGACGGTCGTTTAGCAACGATCGACCTTTCAGATGCAAGTGATCGGGTTCCCCATGATCTTGCTATGGAGATGTTCCAGTCAAATCCTGATCTTCAGGGTGCGATTGAAGCATGTCGAACGACGACAGCACAACTTCCAGATGGTACGATTATCGGACCATTAAAGAAATTTGCTTCTATGGGATCTGCTTTGTGCTTTCCAGTTGAAGCCATGTACTTCTACACTATATGTGTAGTGGCTTTGCTGAATTGTCACAACCTTCCTGTGACGCCCGATTCATGCTTTCGCGTGTCTCGAGGCGTCCATGTGTATGGGGACGACATTGTCGTTCCTAGCGCATATGCGAACTCTGTTCTCGAATACCTACAAAAGTACAATTGTAAGGTTAACACCAATAAGACTTTCTTGAGCGGAAGCTTCAGAGAGTCATGTGGTGAGGACTACTACGAAGGTGAGTCAGTAACACCGACTTATCTTCGAAAGTTAGCCCCTGAGAACAGGCAGCAAGCTGATCGACTTATCTCATGGACAAGTACTGCTAATGCCTTCTATCTTAGAGGGTATTGGCGTACTGCCACTTTCATGTTTAACAAACTTGAAAGTATACTGGGGCCTTTGCCTTATGTATCGGAGAGGTCGTCTGCCTTGGGCCGTATCTCTTACTTGGGGTTTTGTTCTGCCGAGAGGTGGAACAAGGATCTCCAACGCCTTGAAATTAGGGCATTGGTACCAAGCCCAGTTTATCGCACTGATGAACTGGAGGGATATGGTGCTTTGATGAAATGCTTCATCATGCATAGGGATACC